GGTCTGTTGAGAAATTCAAGGGACTTATGTTCCAGATTGAAAGAGATTGCAACGCTATCGCACAGCAAACTCGTAGAGGAAAGGGCAACTTCATCATCACTTCTGCTGACGTTGCTTCCGCACTCGCTATGTCTGGCACCCTAGACTACTCTTCGGGTCTAACTGGCGCTGGTGGTCCTTCCATCGGTGAAGTTGATGACACTGGCAACCTCCTAGTTGGTACAATGAACGGTAGAATCAAGGTCTTCGTTGATCCTTATTCCGCTAACGTTTCTAACACCCACTACTACGTTGCAGGTTACAAGGGTTCTTCCCCTTATGACAGTGGACTCTTCTACTGCCCATATGTACCTCTCCAAATGCTCAGAAGCATTGACCCTAGCACCTTCCAGCCTAAGATTGGCTTCAAGACTCGCTACGGTATGGTCGCTAACCCATTCGTTGTACAGAGCAACGGCACACCTGATGCTGAGGCACTTACTGCGAACCGCAACCAGTATTACAGAAGAGTTAGAGTTGCTAACCTCACCTGATACTGTTACGATATCCACACAGGGGTCCACACGGACCCCTTTTTTTGTGCTTAAATAGAGGTACACCTTATTACATTTCTTATGCCTAGAGGTATCGTATCCAAGGTTGACATGGTTCCCAGGGTCGTTAAAATGAAAAACGAACTCTATAATGGTAACTACCATGATAAAAATGGAGACTGGCACGATGGTGCCCATCACATGCTCAACCGAATCCTAGACATGTTGAATGAGTATACGGTATGAATCAGTCATCCTTAGTTTTACTACTGTGCTTATCACCTCTTGTGGTGATCTTCATTGTGATGAAACTAGCTCTGTGGTTAACAGAGACTGCATCATTCCGTGCTGAAACTGAAAAGTTAAAGCGCATACAACATGGACCTTATGAGTTCTACGACGAAGAAGAAGAAGAGGATGACTGGTAAAGAATATCCATATGATAAAGACTATCAATTATTATACAAGAGGGTATCAAGAATGAAAATTGAAACCATGATGGAGGAACCTTGTCCATTATATGAACCAGGATGGGAGGACGTTACAGACTCTCCTGAAGACTGGGCAGATTTTTGGGAGAACGAAGATGTCTCCTAAAGACTGGATATGGAGAGGAGAAAAAATTGAAACTCCTCATAGAGTAACAAAAGAAGAAGTACAGGAGATGATTGATGATGCCATACGAAAGCATAATCGTAATGCTGGAATTATCAGTATGTGTGTTGGCTGGGTTGTTCTTGCACTTTTTGCTGAGGGTCTGCTTAGACTTATTGGAGTTATAGATCCTATCTTCCCATGGCTCAAGATCACACTCTAGAACTATTAGGAACAGTGTTGCTATTTGTTTTTGGCATCACTATGATTTGTCAAGGTCACGCTATTTTCCATGGTAAATATGGGTACAGGCATACGGAGCGTGATAAAAAACGTTCTGCGGATGTTCGTAAACAACTGGAAGAAATCATCAATGCGAATGGACATTCTACAAAAGAGGATTAGACAATTGGAAATGGCAGAGAAGATTGATGAAGCGATTAACGAATACTATTCGCTTCAGGGATTGCCTGTACCAGATTGGAAACGGAAAAAAGATCCTCAATGGTGGAGAGACTATCTTATTAGTTTAGGTCTAGATCCAGACAACCCATAAATACTAAGTAGCTTGGGAAGTTGACATGTCTGCTGAATGGTACAAGGAGCAACCTAGTAATAGGAACTTCTTAAACCCTATTGGTTATCTACTGAAACTAGAAAAGTTTGCAGGAGTAGATTTCTTTTGTCAATCAGCAAATGTCCCCGACGTTGCAATGCCAACCATTGAAGTAGCAAGTCCTTTTAGAAACTTGCCTATCATTCCTGGAGGCGGAGTAACGTTCGGGGATTTTGTTGTGCGTTTTATTGTTGACGAAGATCTAGTAAATTATAATGCTATTTACAAATGGATCCGTGACAATGGAAATGCTGACGAGATGAAACGCACTACGCCAGAGGCGGACATCTATACCAATGGACAATTGCATATTGTTACGAGTGCTTACAATCCAGCATTTGTTATTGACTTTGTAGACTTATTCCCTGTGTCCTTGAGCAACTTGCAATTTGATGCTACAATAAGTGATGTGGAGTATCTAACTGCAGAGGTGACATTCAAACACCAGCAGTTCTCCATCCGTGATAAAAACATGAAACGTTTATGAACTTTGACTCTCTTCGTAATAAATTTGACAACTTGAGAACAGATTGGGCGGAAGATAGCGCAGTTGATTTTCAATTCAAGAATAAACAGTATAGCACAGATCTGGGACAACTCGCGTTAGACATCCCTTTTCAGCATAATAAATACTTAAACCATTACACTGACATTCAGCAGATCAAAACCTCGCTGGAGTTTGAGATCCGCAAAATGGTTAGAGATAAGCGTGAGTATTACTCTGGCGAGGCAGACGCTAAGACATACGCCGCTAAACCATTTGGATCATCAATCAAGACTTCTGAAAAGATGAAAGTTTATCTAGAGTCTGATGAGGAAATTATCAACCTAGAAGCAAAGATTAAATACCTGGACCAGATGCTCTACTGGCTGGATCAGGTTATGAAGCAAATCTCTAATAGAGGTTTTCAGATCAAGAGTGCCATTGAGTGGGAGAAATTTGTAAATGGACAATGATGACCACCCTGAGTATTAGAAAGAAGAACGAAGTCTACATCACTATTAATTCTAAGGAACCACATGTCCATCACGAGTTGGCGGACTACTTTACCTTTGAGGTTCCTGAAGCTAAGTTCTTAAAAAAGAATCCCAGATACAAATACTGGGATGGAACTATTCGCCTGTACTCTCCTGGTACAGGTGAGTTGTATCATGGTCTCATGAAGCACCTACAAGTGTGGGCGGATGAGAGACAGTATACAATTGAATACGAAAAGAATGACTGGTACGGAGATGTATCTGACGATAATAAATTCGTGTCTCCTGCTGGCGTAAAAACTTTCATGGACAAAATTGTCCGATCAGAAATCAAACCTCGTGACTACCAATATCGCGCAGTCTACGAAGCTATTAAATACAATCGTAAACTACTACTTTCTCCTACGGGAAGTGGGAAGTCTCTGATGATCTATTCCCTCGTCAGATACTATACTGCTACCAACAAGAAGACGTTGATCATCGTCCCTACTACGTCCCTGGTAGAACAGATGGTCAATGACTTTAACGATTATGGGTGGAATGCGGACGACCATGTGCATAAGATATATTCGGGCAAAGATAAGAATACTGACAAACCAATCATTATTTCCACCTGGCAATCAATCTACAAGTTCCCAAAAAGATACTTTGATGATATTGACTGTGTTATCGGTGATGAAGCACACCTATTTAAGTCCAAGTCACTCACTGGAATTATGACTAAACTCCACAATGCCAAGTACCGTTTTGGTTTTACTGGAACACTTGATGGTAGCAAGACGCACAAGTGGGTACTAGAAGGATTGTTTGGTGATTGTGAACGTGTAACTAAAACAGATGACCTAATCAAAGAAGGTTACTTATCTAAATTTAGGATCAAGGTTCTACTTTGTAAACATGCTCCGCAACATTTTGAATCATATCATGATGAGATGGAGTATCTGGTAACTCATCCTGGTAGAAATAACTTGATCAAAAATCTAGTTAATGATATAAAAGGAAATACTCTTGTCCTCTTCAACTATGTAGAGAAGCACGGGGAACCACTTTTTGATTTGATAAATAGCACTATAGACCCTACACGAAAAATATTTTTTGTGCATGGTGGTACTGATGTAGAAGACCGAGAAGAAGTTCGTCAGATTACTGAGACTGAGAACGACGCTATCATTATTGCATCTTACGGTACGTTTTCTACAGGCATTAACATTAAACGATTACACAACATTATTTTTGCTTCTCCTAGCAAATCACGGATCCGTAACCTTCAGTCTATTGGACGTGTCCTCAGAAAAGGTGAAGACAAAGACATTGCAACCTTATATGATATCGCTGATGACATCGGCGGACAGAACTACACATTGAAACATTTGAACGAAAGAGTTACAATTTACAATGAAGAAAATTTTAAGTATGAGGTTATAAGAGTAAACCTTAGAGCTGGATAATATGGAAGAAGAATTCTATGCAACAGTTAAATTAATATCTGGAGAGGAAATCGTTTCCAAAGTTTGTTACTTGGAAGACGAAGATAAAATCCTACTAGAAAACCCTCTCCAAGTTGAACTAGCAAATCAAAGAAAGGGTCAATTAGCAGTGTCTGGTTTTTCATTCACGGAATGGATCAGCGCCACGTTTGACAGCATGTTTTTTTTTTAAATACGTCT